CAATGGGGAAAGAAAACATTTCGTCAGCGCAGACCAGACCCATCAAATCCCAAGAAGTATATTTTCAGTCTTGACGACACACCAAAAGTTCTTTACCGTCTTCCAGAGGTTCTAAGCGCAATTAAAAATAGTGAAGTTGTTTGGCTTGTTGAGGGTGAAAAAGATGCTGACTCACTCGTCAAGCGAGGTTTTTGTGCAACTACACCACCGAATGGTGCTGGTAAGTGGCTTGATATTCACACAGAAGCCCTACAGGGTGGCATTGTTTGGATCATTGCCGACAACGATCAGGTTGGTCGCGAACACGCTGAAATGGTCGGGAAAGAGTTAGAGGGTGCTGGTTGCAATGTAGTCACATGGGTTCCGAAAAGTGACCACAAAGATATTTCTGACATGTTTGGCGCAGGACTTACTATTGACGATTTGGTGGAGATGAAAAATGCCGAGCCAATCGTAAATACGGAAGAAGTTGATACAGAGGAGATTGAAACAGAAGCAATCATCAAAGCAACTGAACCAATTGACGCTCTAGCAACACAGTTGATGGGTGTTCTCAAACGCGAGGACTTGAGCCAAGAAGTGCGCTTAACGCGTGCTTCCATGTTGATTAATTCATTTGGTCGCGAGGATCAAATTGATCGCGGGAAACTTGTTAACTGGAGAGAGTTCCTTACTGAAACTGTTGACGATGGTTATGACTGGGTTATACCTGATCTTTTGGAAAGAGGAGAGCGCGTAATCGTTGTCGCCGCAGAAGGCGTTGGCAAGACAATGCTTGCGCGTCAAATAGCAATTTTGAGCGCCTGCGGAATACATCCATTTAACAAGTCACGCATAAAACCAATAACAACACTAACTATTGACTTAGAAAACCCTGAGCGAATTATCCGTAGGACATCTGATCGCATCATGGAACAGGCTTTGACATTTGGGTATACAAAAGATCCGCAGGCTCACATTCTGATCAAGCCTTCAGGCGTTGACCTGATGAAAGCAAGCGATAAAGCGATTATTGAAGAGGCTGTTGAAAGAATTAGACCAGACCTTATTCTTCTCGGTCCTATTTATAAGTCGTTTGTTGATCCAGGCGGACGGACATCCGAGGCGATTACCGTAGAAGTTGCTAAGTATTTTGACATGATTCGTGACTACTACAACTGCGCTTTGTGGCTTGAGCACCATGCTCCGCTTGGTACATCTTCTTCAACCCGAGACTTGCGTCCATTCGGTTCCGCAGTATGGTCGCGCTGGCCTGAGTTCGGTCTTTCTTTGACTCCAGATCCGACTGCTGTAGGTCAATACATCTATGATGTGCGACACTTCCGTGGTGCGCGAGACCTGAGAGCATTTCCAACTAAGATGGTAAGAGGGAAAGTCTTCCCATTTGATGTTCTGGAATACATGAAAGTTTAGGTTATGGCGGAAAAAGGTTTAACCCGTGAGTTCTTGGCAGAGCGAGATTTGCGTATCTTCAAGATGCGCCAAGCAGGTATTCCGATTGCAGAAATTGCACGGCGTTTCAATGTCGGTTCTACGACAGTTTCTGCTTCAATCCGCCGTCAATTAGGAAAACTAAATCAGGAGGCTTTGCTTGCTTACCCTGAAGTTCTTCAGATGGAACTAGAGCGTCTTGACGCTTTGCAATCCGCGATCTGGCCGATGACACAACATCGCAAGCAACGCTTGGATGATGGAACTGAAGTTTCAATTGAGCCAGACATCAAGGCAGTTTCTACTGTTTTATCAATTCTTGACCGCCGTGCGAAACTTTTGGGCATGGAACAGACAAATGTCAATGTTCAAATGGATGTTCGTGATACTTCGCCATTGCGTGCAGTTTTGGCTGGTGCTCCTGGCGTTACAGAGTCAGAGAAATTTGATCCAGAGGCAGAGGCTAAGAAAATTTTGGCTTTGATGCGAGACGCTGGAATTATGCCAGAATCAACAGTGAATGAGTTGCTCGGCAACATTCCTGCGTTGTCTGAATTTAACGATGACATCCAAGATGGGGAGATCGTTGAAGAAGAACTAACCGAAGAATAATCTTCGTTTATTCGTACATATCTCGCTGAGGTAAGCGTAGTTCGTCTTTCATTTTCATGAACTTGAGTGCCCAAATTGTTGTGATTACTGGAGCGAGAATAAAACACACAGCAATTGTTGCGATGCTTTTTTTAGCGTTTTTCATGGATAGATTATATACACATAGCATCTATCTGAAAATGCGATAGAAGCCATCTAATCTAAAAATATGATCAAAACTTGCAGTCAATCTGCATACGAGATGGCATCATGTATGCCTATGATTATTGCATTTGTTATCTCATCACTCGTTGTTATCTCACTACACCTATTTGTTATGAACTCCGTTGACAACTTCAACGGATACGGCGACAATGGTGGCTCATACCGTGAATGGCGTGAGTTTGAGAAACAAAAACTAAGTCTCTAGTCTTCTGACTTTTTGCCTTTTTTCTTTTTCCCGACTGGACCGTGAAGGTCGTGGGTGCGAAGTGGGTGACCCATTGGGAGACGCAGTCTCCGCTTCCCAGCCTTTGTACCGCTCACCGTTTCAACTTCTTTGGTTATTGGGTTAATCCGTGTGCGGACACCCGTCCTGTTTTTTGAACCGCTTTTTCCACCCATTACATATCATCCCTGTAGTAGACCTCAAAACCCGCGTTCATTACCCCTGAAGCGAGGGTTCCGAAGTATGTTTCTTTATCCATTGTGTTGTCAACTGGCACTGCGTCTAACTGTAAAGCGGCTTTCAAGGCGGCTGGGTATGTTATGTCTCGCATAACTTGACCGCCTGGATACCATAGAGCATCACCAAAATCTACATTTTTACCTAGATTTAAAGAATATGGGACTGAAATAAACAGATGATCGTCGCTCCTAATATGCGTAAAAGATAAGCACTCTTTTACTGGTGAGTTCTTTACAGCGAACAACTTTGCAAGATCGTGATTCTTTGTTTCTGCTGGTTTTAGCGAGCAATAACCCTCGGCAGCGAATGTGAATTCGTCAATAGCCCAACCCCTGCGCAGAATACAAGCAGCCTCTATAATGCTCTCAAGCCTTGTATCTTTTTCTATTTTGTGAGTATTTTTAAGTTGAACAATAACTGCTAGTTCATTATTTTTCCATCCAAATATATTGATATTCAGATCTTCGCCAATACCATTATCGGCTACCAATATTTCCTTGGCTTTTTTCATGGACTCAACGACTAGTGCCATCTTGTCTAGGTCTGTTTCGTAAAATCCTGTATACACAAAAACAACGGTACTATATTGGCGCTCTCTTAAAATAAAGGGTTGCATTTTGACGGCAAACCGTCTACTAGTCTTTTATTTATGACAGCAAAACCAAAGAAAAAGACAGCAAAAAAGCCAGCAAAAAAGGCACCTTCAAAGAAGGCTGCTCCAAAGAAGCCTAAAGCAAAGGCTCCTGCTCCAGTAAAGAAAGCCAGTGCTCCAGCCCCTAAACAGGACGCTTCAGCAAAGGTTGAATTGGCTGCCGAGCATTTTGCAAGCGCTGAAAAGTTTGTTGCCGAAGTGATTCGTGCGAATGATGTGAAGAACAAGTCTTTGCGTCAGCGTATGCTTGCTTGGTTCAAATCAGCCAAGTAGACTAACCCCCTGATGGGGAAACCGTGAAAGGAACAAGATGACAAGCGATGAGTCTGCGCTGCGAGTAGAGATGAATCCAAATATCCTGCTCGGCGATGTGCGGACAACATTGCGTTCTTTGCCAGATAAAAGCGTTCATTTCATAGTTACATCTCCTCCTTATTGGGGCTTGAGAGACTATGGGACTGCTACATGGATCGGCGGAGACCCGACATGCTCGCACAAACGAGACAGTAAGTTCAGCGAGAGTTGTTCAACTGGACAACGCAATCTTGAAGGTGCAATTGGTGATGGCATCTATAAAACCAACTGCCTCCGATGTGGGGCGTTGCGCGAGGATAGCCAACTCGGTTTAGAGCCAACTCACTTGGAATATGTAGAGAGCATGATGCTCCTATTCAGAGAGGCACGGCGTGTCCTGCGCGACGACGGTGTTCTATGGCTCAATTTAGGCGATAGTTACGCTGGTTCTGGAAAGGGAAGAAATGCTGACGGTTCAGCCAATGTTGATCCTGATTCAAAGCAAGCAACCTCACTTGGCACTACCAACGGCGAACTACTTAAATCAGTTCCTGAAGGTCTAAAAGCAAAAGATTTAGTCGGTATTCCATGGCGAGTTGCATTTGCACTACAGGACGATGGTTGGTATTTGCGTCAAGATATTATTTGGGCTAAACCAAACCCAATGCCAGAGTCAGTTGGCGATAGGTGCACGAAGGCTCACGAATACATCTTTCTTCTGACAAAAAACTCGCATTATTTCTTTGATGCCGAGGCGATTAAGGAGCCAGCAAAATACGCTGGCGACAACCGTGGCGCAAGGTCTGATTCTCGCCGAGGAACTGAAATGAATTCTGTAAGCGGTGCTACTGGCGCCTTTAGGAATAAGAGGTCTGTATGGACAGTTTCAACGAAACCATTCAAGGGAGCGCACTTCGCGACATTCCCACAGGATCTAATAGAGCCTTGCATCTTGTCTGGTACGAGCGAGATGGGTTGCTGTGCTCAATGTGGGTCTCCGCTGAAGAGGGAACTAAAGAAAACCCGCCTAGCACGAAACGAACTTTCAAAAGAAGATCCTCGCTATCGCCCAAATACATACAACGGCGCATATGGCGAAATAAATGGAAAGGCGGACGCGGAGTACACCGTTTCGGAAACAGTGGGTTGGCAAAAAACCTGCAAGTGCGAAACTGAAGAAACTATTCCCTGCACAGTGCTTGACATATTTTTTGGTGCTGGAACCACTGGGGTTGTCTCTCAGAGACTTGGGCGCAATTTCCTTGGGTGTGAACTAAATCCAGAGTATGCGCTTATGGCTTCAAAGCGTCTGGCTGATGAAGCAGAAAAACTTCGTGTTCTTGAAGAAGCGGTTCATCCAACCCTGTTCTAAGGGTTCATTTTTTAACCTATTCCGTGTTGTATTATGAGTAGACAAGTATTTTCTACTTAATGATCTTTGGAGGTCAAAATGTCAACAGCAGTATCCGCACCGTCAGTATTCACCATGATGACTGACGAAGTTCTTGCAGCAGCAGCGCGCAAAGCAGTTTGGGTTGCCCCATGCGATGGAAAGATTGTTGGAATCACCGCAGCGTCGCTTACCACTCCAGTTGGTGCGTCAATCATCTTGGATGTAAACAAGGGTGGCACCACGATTTTTGGAACCCAAGCAAACCGCCCAACAATCGCTGTTACCCAAACAACCGCAACGGTTGGTGCAAACTCAGTTACCGAATTCAGCGCAGGCGATGTTTTCACGGTTGATATTGATCAGGTTGGCTCGGGAACCGCAGGAACGGGCTTCACCGTTGCTATCGCGTTCGTTGGCAAGACCGCTTACTCCGCAGGAGTAGATGTAATCTAACTTTTAGTTAGATTGTGTTTGGGTGTTAACCCGACAAGCAAAAGACTCCGATGTGCCAGTGCAGGTGCGCATCGGAGTCTTTTGTCGTTTAAAAACTAGAAATAGATATCTCCACACGCTCTGAAGCATCGCGCAGAAGTTTTTGTGCGTCGCTATATGTGTGTGTTTCGCACCATCTGGAAATCTCTTCATTCACCACAGCCTCTAGGTATTCGCATGAAACGCGAGCAACTCCATAGAGTTTTGGGATAACCCCACATTCTTCTGGCTCTTCGGCACCGAGACGCAGTTGTTTCTGCTTTCCGCCACAGGCAAGAAGTATTGCCCCCCACACATTTATCTCTCCCGTGTAAGGGTCAAATGTCATGTATTGAGAGTACCCATGCTTTGACATGTGCCCCAAGGCGTTGCCATACACATCATGTACACCTAACGCCTTGAGGACAGAAAACATTACTTAATTGGGCATGCACCTGTTGAGCAGTTGTCAAGGTCAAGATCAATCCCGCTTGCTTGGCTTAATGGAATTGATGTATCAATCTTCTTCACCAAAGCGTTGTATTCGCTCTCGGTGATTTGCTCGTAAGGAGGAAGTGGGAAGTTGTGGTCGCTATGGAGAAGGAACGACACTTATTTGCTTCCTGTGTCGTAGTTCTTTTCAAGCCATGAACGGATCTCATCAAGTTCTTCTTTTTTGTAATACACGGTTACAGACACAGCGTTATCCGCCCAGTCTGTTTGCATACGACGAACCCACTCAAGTTGCTGAATTGCTGTCATACTCTCTGCAAGTACCGCATTTGACGGCGACTGGCATGGGAACTCAACAACATATCGTGAGTGATCTTCGCGACCGTCAATACCGATGTCCCAAACAACCTTATGACCACGCTTGCGCAGACCATCTACAAGAGCGTCAGACGCACCAAAACGCACCCTGCGAATGTAGTAAGGAGCAAATGCTGGATGTATGCCTGGAGTTACTCCAGGGAGCAGGGAGAGCGTTCCTGAAGGCTGTACGGTCGTGAGGCGTACAGAGCGAGGATAACCCATCTTCTCTGAATACTTGATGTCAAATTCATTCAGGTGCTTATACACAGGGTCAAGCCAAGAGAGTTGGTCTTCGTTTGCTTGAACGATTCCAGTGATGCTTTGACCAAGTCGTGCATTTTTAGACACGATTGAAGTGGTCTTTTCATATGGGTATGAAAGACGGGTAATTTGCTTCTGAAGCATGTAAAGAAGTGTTGAAACTTCCTTGAATTGTTCAAGGCTTTCAATGTTCGGCAAGAAGATCGTTGCCAAGTTGCAAGACTCTCCATCAGCAAGACCGATCTCTGCACAAGGGTTGAATCCCTCAATGCTCTTGTCTGGTCGCTCATCGCCGAGACGACCGAACTTGCGAGCGAGACGACGGTTAACCAAGCCGTAAGGCTCGCCATTGCCTGCGTATCCACGCCACAATTCAGGCATGATGTGGTCGTAGTAATCGGCATAGATGCTGTTGTTGCTGTTTGCCCTCCAGCCTGGGATTTCTCCAGATGCCCAGTTCTTTGCTCGCAGGAACAGAACATCGTCAGGATCGCCGATTGCAATTTGTGCTGAACGGCGCGATGAACCTGAAACAACAATACGACCAATGATGTTGCAAATATCAAGCACATCAATTGAGCGCAGTTTCTTTCCTTCTCGGTTTTGTAGAACTTTAGAAATGTCATTGATTCCATCAACCAAAGCGCCTGGACCTGACGCAGTTCCACCAAATGTCTTGAGTGGTGCGCCGAACTCGCGGATCAAAATTGTTGAGTATGTGAATGACTTACCTGTCTCAAAGTATGACTTGAGAACTGAATGAAGCAAACGCCTCCAGCCTTGACGGGAGTCAGGAACAATGATGTCAGCATCATTGGTGCGCTCATGTGTAATGCTTACACCAGAACGAACCTTTGGAAGATCGTGGATCTTTGAACGCTCTACCGAAAAACCAACACCGCCACCAAGCATGAGGTAATCAAAGACGAGTTCAAAGTCTTCAACTTTTTCAATGTTTGTGAAGTAGCAGTTATTCAGAGAAGAAGCGTTGAACTTCTTGATGAGTGGGGTTCCGAGTTGCCACAGTGCACGACCAGAAAATGAAGCACGAAGATTGAACACATGGTCAAAGATTGCTTGTGCCTGTTCTGCTGTCCAAGGAGTCCCAATATCAATCGCGCCATTTACGCAACGCTCAACAGTTTCAACCCATGTTTCATTGCGATCAAGTTCTTCAATTCGTCGTGAGTATGTGCGGAGGTAAACAACCTCTCCTAGACCACTAAAGCCCCAAGGTGGTGTTTCCGTCTTGTAGGAGTCAACAAATTCTTTAGCAAGATGAGCAGTCATCATTCCTCTTTCGGAGATAGTTAGATAATTAGGATTAGACGATTATAGACGAAGAATCGTTTTCACTAAAATCCTAAATTGTCGTGATACCTAGTTCTCTTGCTTTTTCTAGAGGAATTATTTGACCCTTGCGATATATGCGTTTTGTAATTCTTTGATCAGCAGTTAATTGCTGTTCAACAAAAACATCTTCCATTACTACGAATGTTTGTTTTTCATCTAGAGATTTAAACATCCCAAGACCCCATATGCGCTGGGGTGGGACATGACCTTCAGGCGTGCAGTTGCCACTTGGGTCACCGCAAACAATGCACGGCTCACCAGTTGCCCGAAGTATCTCTATATCGCCAAAAATGTACTCAGGCATCCACATAGTTTACTACAAAGAAAAAGCGCCCTTTCGGGCGCCTTTTCATTCGGGGGGTAAGTCCGATCTTATTGAGTTTGGAACTTCTTGTCTTTCTTGAGAGTTGCAAGTTCTTCCTCATAAACCTTTGTGAACTCGTCGCTGTACTTGTGCTGGAGTACGAACCACGCACGACGCTTTGCCTCAATGCGACGCTTGTTCTCAATCTTGCGGAGTTCTGCGCGACGCTTGCGTTCTGCGTCGTCTAGTGGTTTGCGACCACGCTTGGTTCCGCCGACCTTTTTCTTGATTTCTTGATAGGTTGTCATAGTTATCCTTTTTTCTAGGTGCTTACTTGATATAGAGAGATTATCGGGTGTATCCAAAAATGTCAACCTTTCTGATAACTTTTCTAGAAACCCCTAAAATAGCCATATCTAGAGGGGGTTGCAAAAACCCCAGAAGTTCCATATACTTACTATTATGAGTAATATACACGGGTCGCCCTCGTTAAACTCTTCTTCCTCGGATGTGCTCATTGGCAGACCATCATGCGTGTAGCAAACTGGCGGTCCACACCAACCCTTTTCAATACCAAATGCAATCCATTCATCAAAGTTCATTTTTTCCCCTTATTGATCTGACTTACTGATTTTGTTAACTGACTTATAGATGGAACTATTCCGCCAAGTGTTCCTTGAATGGTGCGGATTTCAGACTCAATGTTACGCGTTTTTTGGACGATGTCAATAGCCTGTTTATTGCCCTTAATCATTTCAGAGAGATCGCGTTCAAGTTTTGCGAGCCTTTGGTCAGTCTCGGAAATAAAAGATTCAATCTTTTCCTCCAGTTCGCTTAACTGTTGATTGAAGTACGCATCTTGCGAAGTCATTGTTGCTTCTCCTTTTTTACCAATTCATGTGCTTTTTTAACGATCTCTTCCCACTCGGATGGATTGTTCTCTTTCATCCATTGAATAGCAAGTTTTCCTCGCTCGTTTGCTAATGCCTGAGAACGACGAGCATTTACTTTACCGCTATTTGTTTTCCTGTAACTCCGCATGTATTCAGCGGCGGAAGCACGGCACAGATCACACCTACACGACAAGTTCGTGTAGGTTGCGTAAAGACCATGTATTACTTGTTGCTGGTTTTCCATGCCCACTCGTTGATATTTAGAAGGTGTGTCCGTGCCACATCGTTGCGGTCAAAGTTCTTGCCTGAGTAACCGCCTGCCAGTGCGAAAACCGCAGGAGTATCACCGATCCACTCAGATACTAGTTTCTCCCTCTCCGCAAGTACTGCTTCGTCAATTCCCCAGTACCCCAATGGGTCTGTTCCTGCATTGTAGATAACGACAGTATTTTCGTCTCTGTAATTCTCTGCAATTTCAAGACCAAGTTTGATCATTTCAATGTAGTCGGTTTTTTGTGACATAACTATCAATGATGCCCATTCAGGTGTGTCTTAGTCAACAAAGTATTCATCGCCAAAACCATAAGAGTCAAACCAGTTTGTTGAAACATCAACCTGACTTAGCTTCCCGATGTGCTCGGGATTTTCCTCGTAGAACTTACTGATATGTGCAAATGTACCGCCACCACAGTGCGCATCAAAGTCCAGAATTAGTGCTTTCTTACGAGACTGAACTGCGTAAAACACTGACAACGCGACACCGTTGATCGTGCAAAATGCATTTCCAGATTCTGGTGTTGCATGGTTTAAACCCGAAGAAAGACTG